GTGATGTTGTGTCTAGAATGAAATATATAAAAAATTGAATTCCGATTGCCTATATTTATTTTTAAAAAATAAGATAAGTATTTCTAGAATGACAAACCAAATTAAATATCAATATGATGATATGACATATTATTTTGATTCATTTAATGAAATTAATAATTATGATAATGTTGCTTTTTTAAATTATTCTAATAATCATTTAATATTATTACCAAAACTTCCAAATTCACTTCAAGAACTTTGTTGTTGGAATAATCAATTAAATGTATTACAAAAACTTCCTAAATCACTTCAAACTCTTAATTGTAGTTTTAATCAATTAAGTGTATTACCAGAACTTCCTAATTCACTTCAAACATTGGCGTGTTATTATAATCAATTAAGTGTATTACCTGAACTTCCAGATTCACTTCAAAAACTTTATTGTGGAAATAATAAATTTATTAAAAAAATAAAACATAATTATTTTATAAAAATGATTTATTTGTGATGTTGTGTCTAGAAATTTGGATATTTTGGATATATTTATATTTATTAAAAATTGTTTTTTGTTTTTTATATATTCTATTTTTAAAAAAATACTCATTGTTTCTAGAATGACAATCACAATTAAATATAATAATAATAATAAAAGATATAAATTTAATTCATTTAAGCAAATTACAAATTATGATAATGTTGTATTTATTGATTGTAATAATAATAAATTGAGTGTATTACCAAAACTTCCAAATTCACTTCAAGAACTTGATTGTAATAATAATAAATTGAGTGTATTACCAGAACTTCCAAATTCACTTCAAACACTTTATTGTACATATAATCAATTAAGTGTATTACCAAAACTTCCTAATTCACTTCAAAAACTTTATTGTTCTGGTAATCAATTAAGTGTATTACCAGAACTTCCTAATTCACTTCAAATACTTTGTTGTTCTGATGGTCAATTAAGTGTATTACCTAAACTTCCAAATTCACTTAAATATCTTTATTGTTATAGTAATCAATTAAGTGTATTACCAAAACTCCCAAATTCACTTCGAACACTTTATTATTATAATAATCAATTAAGTGTATTACCTGAACTTCCTAATTCACTTAAAGAACTTTGGGATGGTAATAATAAATTTATTAAAAAAATAAAACATAATTATTTTATAAAAATGATTTATTTATGAATTTATGTCTAGAATGTCAATCACAATTAAATATCAAAATGATGATAAAGAATATAATTTATAATTATTATAATGTTGTTTTTTAAATTATTACCAGAACTTCCGAATTCACTTCAAATATTTGATGATCAATATAATTATTTAATAAATTTTATTTATATGTAAATTGAAGAAATTGATGATTATAATAGAGTTTTTATATTTATTGTAATTGTAATAGATTGATTTGTTGAAGATTATTGTGAATACAATGATAAAAAATTGAAATTAAAATATACTATTTATTAAATTAATAATAATATGAATAACAATATGAATAATAGTCAAGAAAATCAGGCAAAAAAAAGATGTCTAGAAATAACTGAAAAATTATATTTCATTGAAAATTTTAATTCAAATGATGAATTAAATAAATTTGATCTAGATGAAACTAAAGCACAGAAATATATGGATGATTATATTCGTGCTATTACAATGAATGATTTTATTTCAGATAAAAATAAATTAAAATTAGTAGATTCAAGTTATCTAAAAAAAACGAAAAATTCATTATTAATTGAATTACGATGTCATCGTGATATTTATTCAGATGTAAATTATCAATTGGGTGGTTCAGAAGTATTTTTGGATAATTTTAAAACTAATTATTTACCATATTTAGATAATATATATCATTATAATCCTATGCCTAATAATAATGAATATTTATATTCAATTTCAAAATTTCCATCGAAAGAATTATTAAATACACTTTCATATACACAATGTCTAGAATATAATCATGTTGTAAATATTAAAAAAGAATGGAAAGCATATTTAACATCAGAATGGGAAGGGATTGGATTCTTTTTAACACATCCACAAAAAATATTTCGTCCAACAGCACATGAAGTATTATCACAAATTCCAAAAAATGTTTATGAAAAAAATAAGAATAAAATATTGTTAATTCATGTTCAATTAATAAAAGATTGTAAATTTATTGGGAATCGTGATATTGGTAAAATAACAGTTGCTTTATGGGATGAAAAATTCCCAAAACCAGAATTAGTTGCTAAATATGGAATGTGAAGTATCATCTTATCTTAGTATCAATTAATAAAAAATTGAATTTTTATATTTAAGAATTATTTTTTAATTCAAATTATTTAGGAAATAAATTTTTCAATGGACAAAACAACATCACCAACTTCGAAGAAAAGTTTTTTCAAAGATGTTCGGAAATCATTTTCACGTTCTAGATTTCAAGATAAACAATCCGGAAAAATAGATTACATTAGAACAAAATTTCAATTAGCTTCAGAAGAACAATCAAAAAATGATGATAAACATAATCGTAAAATCTATGAAAATAAAATGAATTTATATCGTCAAATTAAATCAATGATAGATGAATCTGAAATAATGATTGATTTTGATATTACAAATGAACCACAACCACCACCAACACCAGATAATCATACATTATGGTTAAAATATCAACAAGATATGACACCTCAACCATCATGGAAAGTTGTTAATGCTACAGCTTATTTAATTAGTAAAGGTTATCAACCCGGGGTTCATTTTAATTATCATCAAACTATTGATTTTTGTATGAAAATTGCGACACAAAATAATGAACCCGATATTCTTGAGTATAACCCTTTAGTATATCAACAACAACAACAAAAACAGACTGAAATTAAGGAAGATAAACCAAAATATAATGAACATCGATATTCAATTCCAACAGCACCACCAGAATATTTATTTAATAATTATGTTCAATCTACACAAGAACGTTCTTCATTATATAATATTGACTTATCAGTTGAAAGTTAAATATCATTTAATAAACCAAATTCTAAATTATTTTCAACCAAAACAATGTCTAAAATTTCCCAAATATTTTTAACAGTTTTAACTTCAAAATCCCCACTAATTGGACTTTTTTCTTTTTCACGTATTATTCTTAAATCTTCTGTATTTTCTTCTGGACATAAAACTAATTTAACACCCGCATTTTTAGCACCCTCAATTTTATGTTCTAATCCACCAATTTTATGTATTTCTCCACTTAAATGAATTTCACCAGTGATAGCAATAGTATTTTTAATTGGTATTCCTGTTAATAAAGATATAATAGCAACTGTAATAGCACCTCCAGCGGAGGGACCATCTTTTGGTGTTGATGCTTCGGGACAATGAATATGGATTCCGAATTTTCCATCAATATTAGTTAATTTTTCAATTCTAGAACGTATATCTTTTGGTAATATATACCATGAAACAGTTTTTGCGACACTCATTGACTCTTTCATAACATCTCCTTGTTGTCCAGTTAATATTAATTGTAAATGTGAATCACTAGGTGTTTTATAAGCTTCAATAATTGTTAAACCACCGACACCTGAAGAAGTAGCAAAGAGACCATTAACACGTCCAACATATGGACGATCAGCTATTTTTTTAATAGATATTTTAGGTTTTCCAGAGAAGACTTCTTCAACTAAATCGACAGTAATTTTGACAGGAAGTGAAAATTTATTGCGATTTAACAAGTATCTTAAATTTATTTCACGAATAATTTCAAATAATTTTTCTTTTAATTTTCTAACACCTGCTTCATATGTATAATTTGTAATAATAAATTTAATTACTTCATCTTCAATTGAAATATCATTTTGATTAAATCCAACAGTTGAACACAATTCTTTAAGCAAATAATTATTTACAACTTTTATTTTATCATTTATGTCAATATTTGTAAATTTTACACGATGAATTCTATCCGCTAATATCGGATCAAGTAAATTGTAATCATTATATGAAAATATAAACAGAACTTTAGATAAATCAATCTTTATACTTCCGAAATATTTATCTGTAAATTCTTCATTTTGTGTTGAATCTGTTATATGTGTTAAAATACCAATTATTTCTTTTCCATTTTCTGTTCCACTAACTTTATCCAATTCATCTATATAAATGATTGGATTCATACATTTAGAATCCATTAAAATATCAACAATTTTTCCCCATGTTGATTTAACATATGTATACCCATGACCTTCAAGAAATGAACCATTCGAAGTTCCACCTAAAGCAACAAAACAAAATGGTCTATATGAACCATCAATATCTAATAAACATTTTGAAATACCTTTTTTTGCGAGACTTGTTTTACCGACCCCGGGGGCACCTTCAAAACCAAAACAATATCCACTAGATTCTCCATTAATCCATTGTGCGAGAACACGTTTAATTTGTGTTTTAGCTTCATGTTGTCCATAAATGGAATTATCAAGAGTTTGATCGACATCAATAAAATATTTCTTATAATCATTTTGATAATTAATCCATTTATTTTTGAGGTGTTGAAATTTATTTACAATTTTACTGACTTCAGTATCAAAAGTCATAAAATGATGTTGTCCATATGAACTTAATTTTTGAAAATATTTTTCTTGATATTCTTGATCAATTGTCTGGAAAAATATTTTTAAATTTTCAATAATTTGATATTTATTTCCTTTATATATTATCTTTTCTAGAGGGTCTAAATCAATTTCGATTTGTCTATTAATTTCTTTTACAATATTCTTAATTTCCTGAATTCTCATATATGTACTAATTTTAATAACTTCTTCAACTAATTCATCATTATTCAATTCTTCAAAACTTTTAATTTGATTTGCTAATAATTGTTGTGTTTGAATGTCAAAATTTTCAATAAATTTACTAATATCTGTTGAATTCATCTTATTTGACAAACTTTCATTTAATAAAAGACATATGTTATTTAAATATGAATTGTAATTTTGTGAATTTGTATCTTGATACTGTTTAAAAATTTCATGTGCTAAATTTATAAATCTTATTATTTCTCCTCGAAATTCCGATAAAAAACTAATTATTTTCTCTTTACGATATAATCCAAATGGAATTTTTAAAAGTCCATCTAAATATTGTTTTGTTTTTGTCATATCTTCATTTGAACTACGACTATTCATTTCTTGAAATTTTTCCATCGCTTTAGCTTTAATTGTTTCCGGTGCTTTCATTAAATTAATTCTTTTTTCATATGATAAATCTCCAATATTATAATCAATTAATTGTTGATTATAAGATGTTATTTTTTGAGAAAATCCTTTAAATAACCGTTTTACAGACCAATGAAGACTATTATAAATAATATCAGATTTATTTTGGTTTTTTGATGAATAATTTTCACTAGTAATTAAATCATATAAAAAATAAGCGATGTATTGTAAGTTAATATTATTATTCATTAAAATGAAAATCGTTATTATATATCTTTGACGTTCTATATCACTATCCATAAAATCTTTAATTATATTTGAAATATCTTTTTGTGATATATATATTACTTCATTATAAGCATTATTACAATTATCTATAATTTCTTGATTATTATATAGTATGAAATCACGTAATGATAATTGTTTTAAATATCCCTCCTTAAATTTATCATCAATGTCTAATTTTTGAATATTTTTATATAATTCTTTTCTTTTTTTACCAAGGTAATTACCAAATTGACTGATATTTAATGGATCTTCTAGAAAATACCCATTCATAATAATATATGTATTCGTTTTTTTACATGGAATATAAAGTCTGGTTCCCTGAATATGTTCTAGTAATGTAATCCTTTTTTTTATTAATGGACGACATATTGGATGAATGATTTTACGTATAGTTTGGATATCATAATGATAATAATCATTTATTGAATTTGTTTTTTTATTTGGTTTGAATTCAATTATTTGATTATTATTTTTTATGTTTGAAAATCGATTATCTTCTTTTAAATTTAAAAGGTATTCCTCTATATCACTATTATTATAAATATTTAATGATGTTGGGATGAAAAAATTATTCATGAATATAATTAACGAATTTTTTTGGTCAAACATGTCTGTTAGTTGTTGATTGTAATATAATTCAATTATTTTATTAATTGATTCATGACCGTTATTTTCAACTAATATTAATAAATCATGTCTTATTTTTTTAATCTGAATTTCAAATGTTTTAATATCTAAATTTAAACAATCCTTAATCATCATTGGTCTAGGATATATTTTTAAATTTTCAAATATCTGTTCCAATTTATCCATCGAATTATTATAATTATATTCATTAATTAACTCATTTTTATAATTTGTTTCGATTCTTTTCATTAAACTACATATTTGTTCATAATTAAAATCTAGAATTTTATTTATTCTCTTCTTTATCACTATCTTTTCACGAAAAAAACGTTGTATATTTATTATAATTTTAATATCCATTTTTATTATTTTATTATTTTATTTATTAATTATTTTATTGTTTTATTTTTTTATTGTTTTATTTTTTTATTTTTTTTATTGTTTTATTGTTTTATTTTTATTGTTTTATTTTTTATTGTTTTATTTTTATTTTTATTAAAATATGTCTAGAACAACTATTTTTTTAATATTATTTTATAATTAGTTATGATTATTTATGATTATGATCACATTCAAGTAAAAAAAATTGATTTGTTATTATAACATATAATATAAATTAACTAAATATAATTCGTAATATAAATTAGATTATTCAAAAATGCCTCGTAATATGACAGGTGGCAAAGGTGCTAAAAAACGTAAAAATAATCCTCCTGAAGAGAAAGACCCAGCAACTGCTCCATTTAAAGATGATGAACAAGATTATGGATATGTTATTGATGAAATGGGAGATAGACGGTTTCAAATTCGTATTATTACTCCACAATATGTAATTGACCAACAAAATAGTGAAAATAAACAAGATAGTTCATCAGAACCTCAGATAATTTTAGGACGTGTGAGAGGAAAATTAAATCGTAATAAATCTGGAAAAGCAACATCAGTTAAAAAAGGTTCTTATGTTTTAATATCTAGGCGCGATTTTCAAACTGATATGTCAGATATTCTTTATAATTATCGTGCTGATGAAATTGAATGGCTAAAAAAGAAAAAACAATTACCTTATTCTCTTGTTGATCCAAATAATAAAACTTTAGGTGGAAAACTTATTTTTAAAAAGCGTGAAAATGATAACAAAAAAGATAAAATATTAACAAATTCTATTAATAATTATCTCGATGAATCAATGATGCCATCTTCTGATGAAGAAGATGAAGAAAATAATAAAATACATCAACAATATGATAATTTTGGAAATTTAATCACAGAAGAAAAAGAAACAGAAGAAAATTCAGAAACAGAAGAAAATTCAGAAACGGAAGAAAATTCAGAAACCGAAGAAAGTTCAGAAACAGAAGAAAGTTCAGAAACAGAAGAAAGTTCAGAAACCGAAGAAAGTTCAGAAACCGAAGAAAGTTCGGAAACAGAAGAAAATTCAGAAACCGAAGACAATCTGAAAGTGAATCAACATACACATAAGATAGTGAATGGTAAATTAAAATAAATATTATAATAATATATCTGTTGATGGAATTATAACATCATCATCAATATCATTTAAAACTGTTTTACCAATTATATTTTTAAAATATACAGGAGAAATACCAAAATTTTTAAAAGTTGGTGCGGGACTTTTGGTAGTAATCATATCTTCAGTGATTATTTCCCCTTTGTATATTTTACGTGTTGAAACTATCGATTTTCCCAATTTTTGATATGGAATATATTCTGATTTTTCAATTTTTTTATTACCATCACCCATCATTCTAGATACTAAATCCAATTTACTTTTTAATTCATTAAGTTCATTTTCATTAAGACTTGCTTTTTGGTCATTTCCTTTTAAATTTTTATCAAGTGTTATATGTCGTTCGATTACTTTTGCCCCTAATGTGTAAGCAATTATTGATGGGAATATATCTTCTTCATGACCAGAATATCCAATAATTAAATGTGGAAATAATTTTTTATATGTTTCAATTACTTTAAGATTAAGTTCAGATGGTGGTGATGGATATGATGATGTACATTGTAAAAGAACTAATTCTTGATTATATTGTAATATAAGTTCAACAGCTTGTTTTACCAAATTTATATCTGACATTCCTGTTGAAAGAACAATTGGTTTTTTTGTTTGTGCTATCTTTTCTAGAAATGGAAAATTTGTTAAATCTCCAGAAGCTATTTTAATGAATGGAACATCCAATTTTATAAGTAATTCAAGTGATTTTATATCCCATGGTGAAGCCGTCATCATTATTCCATGTTGTTTCGCGTAGTTATATAATTCCTCAAACGTTTCATTACTAAATTCTAAAAAATTTCGATGTTCTTCATATGTTTTCCCAAAAGCATTCGGACTATTATATTCTGCTTGTAAAGCTTCTTTACATAAAACCAAATTAGTTGTTCTTTTTTGAAATTTTACACAATCAGCACCAATTCGAATAGCCATGTCAATTAATTGTTTTGCCATATCAACCGAACCATTATGATTTATACCCGCTTCAGCTATTAAAAAATAATTTTTATTACGCAAACTTTCCAAATTAAATATATTTTTATTCATTTTTTTCTACTTATTCATAAGTTTATTTTATGTTAAGTTCTATAAAATAAAAATTGAATTTGACAAAACATAATAAACAATATATAATAAACAATATATAATAAACAATATATAATAAACAATATATAATAATGTTTAATAAACAAGAATATGTTAATAATAAAATGCCCATTTTTAATTGGACACCTATGAAAGTTTGTAAAACATGTGGAAAACTTACAAAAGATTTATCAAAATGTTGTAAAATTATTAATTAATTTTTATAAATATTTTTTTACACTGTTTTTATTTATATTTATTTTTTATTTGTCATGATAATAACATTTGATAACAAATAAAAAAATTAAAATATAGACTGGAATTAATCACCATTCATAATTTGGTCATATCTGGCTCCGAATTCTTGAAAATGAGATACAATTTCATTCCTGACCAATGTGTAAGTGTCATTGAGAATGTGAGGGATATCATCCTTATTGTCATTGTGAGGGACATCATCATCCCTAGTGTTATCCGTATTGTTATTGATAATTTGTTCGAATCTGGATACAAAACATGGCATACGAGATTCAATTTCATTCTTACAGTCGTTTAAGTTAATTTTAGGATTTTATTAAATATTTTATTTTTTTATTATTTTATTTTAAAAATGTTTTCTAAAGACATTATCAAACTTGCCAATAACTTATATAAACAATATAAAAATTATCAAAAAGTAGCATCTATTATTAATATTTCTAAATCAACTATTCAAAGATGGGTTTCTAATTTGGATTATTATTTAAAACCAAAAGAAAAACAAACAAGACAACGGAAAATAACACATACGATTATTGATTTTATTGTTGATTTAATTGAAAAAAATAAACAAATCCAATTAAAAGAACTAAAAATATTAATATTTCAAAATTTTAATATTGATTTTAGTTTAACAATGATATCAAATTATTTAAAAGATCTTGGATATTCTAAAAAATTAGTTTCAATTAGACATTATAATAAATCATTTGAGGATATAAAACAAAAAGAAATTATCTTTA